GTATCCTTTGAGACCTGGCCCCATATATGGGATTGATGTTAGTTGTGATTACAGGTCTCAAGGATGTGATGAAGCGTGAGCGAAGCGTGCAAAACAATGTAAATTATAGTGAATAAAAACGTGCATGTGATAAATAAAAAGAATATATTACATTAAAGCATCATTCTCCTCAATACCAACTCGTGTCTGACAAGCTACATCCTCTCGACTAACGACGATCGGCGGATCAACATTCCTGATAACCGTTAGTGTGTTCTCATCCAAATCGACGATCTGCATCCCAGCCATGGCCTCATCGATGACAACCCTTGGCATCATTTCCTCCACATTCTCATGAGCCTCAATGCCCCCATATTTCACATACTGTAACACCGCTTTTGTGAGTGATATCATCGCGCTGTGCATCATGATGTAAAACTCTTCGCTTTCTTCGCCTGGTGAAAACATAGCGCGCAGGAATGAAGACAAATCCGTCCAATCCAACGTCGCAATTCCTTTCTCCGCGTGCTTACCCAGCAACACATACATGACGCCACGAAATAGAGCGCGTAAGTCCACACCATTAGGAACCCAATACAGATACAGCCGCACCAGACAGTACATTGCAACACACTGCACTTCTCTAGTCCCTAATCCATCCATCCTCAAATACCTATGTAACAAGGACATTGTCACATATCCCGCCTGCCTAACGTTTTGGCACTGCACAGCCACCCAATGTACACCAACTCTCGTTAGCATTTCTCCATCGTACAACTCCGGAGGCTTGAACGCTTGCGTGTACGTATGAGTCAAAATTCTACCCACTGCATGCGCAGACACACGAGCCTCACTGGCCGTTCTAACATCCATAATCGTTACCATCTCGACACCCCGCTGCTGCAGATAGCACAACTGGCATACAGATCCACTATCATACCAATCAACGAATCGCTCATACCGTAGTTCACCCCGGAAATACATCCTCACAAGGAGGTTGGGCAGGTAACCATCCTCCAAACAAGATACGGATCGACGCCATTGCATATCACATACACTCAATCCCCCTTCTAACTTACCAGTCATCATCACGCAGAACTTCCGTAGATTACTACCACGCACTCCCATCCTCTGCACAAACATATCCTCCCCATCACGCGTTCCGAACGACTCCAAAAACTTTGCATCACAATCCCATGTCCGCAAAAGCCTCGTACGCATGCGTTCATCATGCACATATCCCTTCATCCGTTCAGGTAGGAACACAACCCATTGCGGTGGTGCCTTACTGCCAGTGTACATACATACCGGATATGTTGCCCGCGCATATTTCAGAAAACGATCTACCATTGGTTGAACATCTCTATCTCGCTGCCACTGATACGCATCCGGCTGTTCTCCATCTCTCAAATACAGAATGTAGAAACGTCCAACCCTTTCATCACCTCCAGGCTGCAGTTCCTTCTTCACGCTCAGCGGAATGAAAAAAGTATGCAACAATGACCGTGAATCATCTATGTAAGTGTATCCCACCACTGATCCATTCCGCCGCAACCTTCCCGCCGCTTCGTCGATGTTCGATCTTTCATAAGCTTGAGTCACGTTTCTAAGTGCCTCTAGCCATAAGTAATCAAAATTCACCCTTTCTCTCTCAGCCCAATTGAGTAATTGACACCAAATATCTCTACCATCATGAACAGATGCCATCGCCACTTCTACAACTTGCTTAAACCCCCTTCTATCATGTCGTTCTAGCACCTCTTCTACAACTAATTCAAATTCTTGTCTGATACACATTCCATACAGCCGACAATTCCACAGCCTATGTGAACATGTCAAGATGCCATTTAGGTCCCAGCAAAACATCAAGGCGCTCTTCTGCCAACCATCGATTTCATTCCTGTATCTCACAACCAGTTCATCAATGAGCCTAGCCATCTCGCCTCTGTCTCTATAC